GGGTTGCCGCTGGCCGTGGTGTTCTTGGCGCTGCCGAAGGCGTAGGACGGGGCGTTCTCAGGTCCGGCGCTCTGCTTGAGGCCGGAGGCCTGGGGGCTGAGCATTTGAATGACACCGCCGGCAACGAGGGCAATACCCACCGGCGCCAGAGCCTGGAAGCCAGGTATGAACGACGCGGCAATGAGCACCGCACCGACAATTGTCTGAAGCAGCCCGGCGCGTTTGCTGCCTAAGATAACCGGAACAATCCTGATCTCCTCGGCACCGCCCAGCGCAAACTCCTTTTCCGTGACGTTCTTCCGGTTCCGAAAGATTGCGAACCGCATGCCTCGGCGCTCCAACTCCTTGATTGCCAAGTCGAAGCCATCAAGCGTGCATTTCAGCGCTTTGAACGCCTCGCCTACCGACCTGCTTCCAAGCTCTCGGCGGTGAACCCGGCCAAACACTTTGATGAGCGGGCCCGAGAGCAGGATGGTGGTCATTGTTGGATGGCTGTAATTGATCGCTGTCACGGTTTTCTCCGGGCATGAAAAAGCCGCCCGGAGGCGGCTTGGTGTACTTCATTTCGCTTACAGACAGCCTCTCACTGCCTGCTCCATATCGCCCCGCCCATATCCCGGGGCCCAGGCCATGCGCTGGTACAGCTTCACAGCACTGCCTTTGGACGTCTTGCGGATGCTCAGCAATTCGTCTGTCATGTTGTTGGTCGCTGCGATGAGCCGATAGCCATACTCCGTCTCGGACATGGTCACATCGCTGCGCGCGTCCTGCCATCTCGGTAGGACGCAAAGCGCGTAACGCTTCGGGTCCTTCGCTGTGCTGGCTGAAATGCTTGGATCCTTTGACTCTAGGTCGCCCGGGGAAACACACCCCGCCAATAGCGCTACCGCTACCGCTCCTAAAAGAACACGCATAATGCTTCTCATCCTGAAAAAATAAAAAGGTACAGTCGCGTAACGAAAAACCCAAACGAAAGCCGTTCGTCGAAAAAATAAATTATGATTTTCGGCGGACCTACAATCACCGTTAACGAACAACGTTAAGCATTAATAATGATTATCAGCTTTCGCTGTGCCGATACTGAATCGCTGTATACGACGGGAGCCTGCAGGCGCTGGCAAGCGATATCATCTGTCGCTCAGAGAAAGCTGACGATGCTCAACGCGGCGACTACATTGCACGATTTAGGGTCGCCGCCAGGGAATCGGCTGGAAGCACTACAAGGGAACCGGCAAGGTCAACATAGCATCCGAATTAATGATCAGTACCGCATTTGCTTCATCTGGGATGCTCACGGACCTGAAAACGTTGAAATTGTAGACTACCACTGAGGTGACTTGTGTTTAATAACGGCATGCGCCCCGTCCACCCTGGCGAAATTCTGGTGGAAGAGTACCTCCATCCACTGGACATTACGCCAACGGCTTTGGCCCGAATGCTCCACGTTTCCCCGCCTACCGTTCTCGAAATAGTGCACGGCCGACGCGGAATAACAGCAGACGTAGCTTTGAGGCTAGCGGCCTGCCTGGATACCAGTGCTCAGTTCTGGGCCAATCTACAGGCGACATATGACCTGCGTCGTGCCGAGATCGATCACGGCGCCGACATAGCCCATCAAGTTCAACGTGCTCCCGAGCTCGCATAAATCTGCTCAAGCTGATTATGCGGAGAAGCTCTGTGGCGCAGGATCAGGCGCGCGCGATCAAGCCATGGGCCACCGTAAACGATTACTTCCGACGGCCTCCCGTAGAGGTGATGCAGTAGGAACGGCCCGGGGCCAAAGGTCGCGGCATCTTCACCAGGCAGCGTCGGATCGGCCTCCAGAAAAATCCCGGCGTGGTTCGGGTGAGCCGTCCGGCCCACCTCCATCACGATCATGTCGCCGCGCTGTGGCTGGTCGACCCGGTAGAATCCGGCGGCCTCATAGTTCGCCTCGTACAGGCTGGCGTTGTCCTTGCTCTCCCACCACCCGTCGGAGCGCTTGAAGGTCTCGAACTCCAGCCCCCATTCACGTTTGTACCAGTCGGCGCAGACCTGCCAGCAGTCCCAGGCACCGTGGACGAACGGGCGCTTCAGCAGCGGCGTATCGCCAGTGGGCACTACTGACCTGAAGTCTCCCTCGGGCCAACTGAGTATGTGCCAGGGCATGGCCGTCGCTTCGCACATCGCCAGGTCACGCGGCGATGGCCTGCTGGTAGCGTCTGGGTGAGAGTGAACAACCCCTATCACCTCGCCCAGGTCTTCCGCCGCGGCGTATTCCTCCGGATCGATGCGGAACTCTTCGTTCGGCTCGGTCGCGATGTTTGTGCAAGGGAAGTACTGCTGCTTTCGGCCCAGGGCCAGAAGAAGACCGCAGCACTCGGCTGGATAGGTCTCTGCCGCGTGCGCCTGGATCGCATTCAGGATGTGTTTGCGCATGGTCAGCTCCGGGCGATCAAGGAAACAGCAGGGAAACCGCCGAATGGCAAGGCGTTGCCCTCTCCGAAGCGTGGAATGCACCCCCGGCCAAGCGTGGCGTCACACTCATCCAGTTCCGGGTTGTCCGTGACCACCCCGTCCTTTGTCACGTAGGGCCCGGTGTAGCCGCAGTTCGGCCCACGATAGCCTCCGGTCAGGCACCAATGGCACAACGTCGTGGCCTGGCGCCCGATGGACTCCCCGCCCACGTCGCCCGGGCTGGCAAGCTCCCAGGTGACCGTTTCCCCGTCCTCGTTCGTCTTCTGGTCGATATACCAGACTTCGATCGTCTCCTGGGTCGGGTCTGCCTGGGGATTGCCGCCGGGAAAGTTCTCGGCGTCCAGATACGTGCCCAGCGTGTGCCGCATGGTCATCTTGAACTCGAGCAGGTCATCAAAAGCCAGGCACAGGGCTGTGATCCGGCCATTGACGTTACCCACCGACAGCGTTGGGCGGACCGCCGTACCGTCGCCGTTGGATTCAATGCCGTCGATCTGCATCGGCCAGGCGCTGTACTCGTTGCCCTGCCAGTAAATCGGCTTGGCCGGCAGCTCATCGGCCGCGGCGCCGGCGGCGATCAGCTCGGCAGCCGTGTACGGGATCGAGTGTCCATGAAAGCGCAGGACATCCGCGCCATAGTCAGACCCGTCCAATTCGAAAAGCAGCACTTCGCTGCCAGGCTCGAGCACCTGGATTTCACTGATCAGCGGCATGATTGCCCCTTATGGGAGAAACGATTGGGTGAAGGTGGTAGTCAGGGTGAACCACCCGGCACCTTTCGGCGTGATCGACGGTGCAGTGCCTCGGAAGAATGAGAGCTCACCAAGTGGCGGCGTCCAAAAGAACGACTTATGCCCGGCGTGGCGATCCAGGAACGCTTTGATCTCCAGCGCTACCTCCTCCCGCACAACAAACGTCAACGGCCAGGAATCGACCCGATTGTTCGGACCGTCCCCGACTACCTGCTCGTAACCGTTGCCGAACTTCGAAGAGCGGTTTCGGTATTCCGGCGTGCTGGTGGGCTCGACCATCGGGCACCAGTCGAACGTTTCAACGGCCATTCACGAGCCTCCAAATTTTTCCGCCAGGCTGGGTTTCCCTAGCGATTTCCTGCTGTGCGCCGCGTTTTGCGACATCGGCGTAGGCTTGGCCCAGGGCTTGAGAGTCTTGCTGCGATGCTCCGGCGCCAGCACTCTGCACCTCAAAGGACTGATTGATGACGATCTGCCCAGGCGCCGCTGGCGCGGCGGATGAGCCGCCCGACAACCCAACATAGCCCCCATCCGCATACCCTCGCTTGTTCAGATTGACCAGGTATTCCTTCATGCCTGGCCGGTCCACAACTTCCTTGCGGATTACCACCTCGCCACCGTGGACTATGCCGGCCGGCTCGTACTTGCCGCCAGGGCCGGTATAGCCGCCATCATCAAACCCATATTGAGCGCTATAGCCAGCGGCGGTGCTCCCCGCCGAAACCGGCGCACTGCCGGCGCCGAACGCACTCCCGATAGCAGTGCCCAAGGCGCTACCCGCGATGCTGCTGAAGACGCCCGATGCGGCCGACTCCAATGCCATCTTGGCGATCATCTTCGCAAAGCTCGTGGCCACCTCTCCAAAACTCTGGTCGGCACCGAACGCCCAATCAACCGCTGCGTCAGTGAGACCGTCATAGAGCGATGTGAAGGCCGACTTGGCCTGGCCGGCGACGTCCTTAGCCTGATCCAGGTAGTTCTGGAAGGCCGAGGACGCTCCCAGCGTCCAGTCACCCCGGGCTTCATCCTCATCGGCGTAGAATTTATGTTGCATGGACAGGCGTTGATCGAGCGCCGATCTCAACGCCTGGGTTTCCTTGTCGTACAGCTCGGTGCTGAACTGGTCCTTGTTGCTCTTGTTGTAATCGGAAGTCAGCTTGTCCAGCTGCGACTGGTAGGACTGCTGGATGCTTCGCTGCTCCTGCAAGCGCTTGCGTTGTTCATCACCGAGGCCGATGCCGGCCAGGTTGTTGTCGAGGCCCTGCTGTGCACTGGAAAGCTGACTCTTCA